TGTTCAACCTATAAACAAAAATATTTTGCAGAAGAATTGGGGATTAAGCCAAGTAATTTATCTGCATATTTAAATGGCAAAAAGAAAATGTCAAAAGAATTATGTGATGCTTTATTAGAACTATTAGATTTTAATCCAAAGTATCCATATTTAATAATCAATCAAAAACCAATAACAACAAGATAAGGAGGTTATCATGCCTGTTAAAATACATGGTAAGGATTATAAAACAGTAGCTGAAAGAGTTGCTGAGTTTCACAAAGAGCATAAAGAAAATAAATCAATTATAACTGAGATAATACAATTTAAAGATGGTATTGTAGTAGTTAAGGCAGCTATAAAAATAGGTGATAATTTATTTACTGGACACGCTTATGAAGATATAGGATCTACAAAGATAAATGAAACATCTGCTTTAGAAAATTGTGAAACAAGTGCTATAGGTAGAGCATTAGCTAGTGCAGGGTATGCAGGAAGTGAGTTTGCAAGTGCTGATGAGTTAGTTACTGCTTTAGGCAAACAAGGTGCTTCAAAGCCTGCTTTTAAACCACAACCTACTGATTTTTCTAATGATGATTGGAGAGATAAACCAATAGGATTTAAAAGTGGTAAAAATGAAGGAAAGAGTTATAGAGAAGTAGATGAAGAAACTCTTGTTTGGATCATTAATGATTGCAAAGTTAATGCTTGGAAAGAAAAAGCTATCAAAGAAATGCAGTTAAGAGAAAAACCTGAAGATGCTAAATCTGAATCTGTACAACAAGAAGCAGATGAGTTGTTTTAGGTTATAAGATGGAGTATATACAATATCTAAGTAGTTGTTGTGATGCAGAGCCTTTAACTGAAACTAATTACTATAGTGATTTAAATTTAGTTACAGGCTTATGCTCCAAATGTAAAAACCATAGTCATTTTATTAAAGGAGATGAAGATGAATAAAGCACTTGAAAGAAGAAAAGCTTATGGACATATAGGTGAGTTAGCTTTTGAAAAGTTTTGTGAGAAAAACCACATATTTTATAAGCAATATGGTATATCTAATGAGGAAGGTTTTAATATGGGTGATTTATACTTTAAGATCCCTAAGTTAATTCAGGCTTCACCTGATTACATTATGATTAACAAAGAGTTTAATTTTGTTGAATGTAAAGTAGCAGATAAACAAACTGGTGACCATGTAAAAATAAAAGAATATGATTTAAAATATTATACTCAATATGATAATCTTGCAGAAAATGGTGGTTTATTGTTTTTTATACACAACCCTAAGTTTCATGAGTCTTATTTAGTTGAAATGTATTATATAAGGCAGTTGTTTGAGCATAATGATTTGGAAACTGGACACTATCCTGAAAGCAATAAAATGTTTTATAAAGTGCCTATGGAAGATATAAGAAGGGTTGGATTGCAGGTATAGATTAATTATATTAGATAACTAGGTTAAGGAAAAATAAGGAGATTAAGTATGGCTAAGAGGTTTGTAGAAACTGATTTGTGGAAAAAGAAATGGTATAGAACTATGCCACCTAGAATGAAATTATTTTATTTTTATTTATTAACTAGCTGTGATCATGCAGGAATGTATGATGTGGATCTTGAGTTAGCTGAGTTTCAGATAGGAATGGAAGTAAAGCAAAAAGACATTGACAAACATTTAAAAGACCATATAGAAGTGATAAAAGAAGATAAGTGGTTTATTAAAAAATTCCCTGATTTTCAATATGGAGAATTAAATCCAAATGTAAAGGCTCATGCTTCTGTAATAAAAATATTAACAAAATATAACTGTTTACAAAGGGTTTCAAACACTTACGCAAGTGTACAAAACAAAGATAAGAACAAAGATAAGAACAAAGAGATAAACAAGGTTAAGGATAAGGAGAAAGGAAAAATGGATATAGCAATATTAACCCCAAGTGCATCAAATAAAAAAACAATAGGTTATAGAGAAGTGCAGTTTAAGAATAAGGTAAGTGATTATGCAGAGGATTATCCTAAAGACATGAGGATAGCTTTTGCAGATTACTGGACAGAATCAGGTGGTAACAAGATGAGATTTGAGAAGGAAAAGGTTTTTGATATAGGCAGGAGATTAGCTAGGTGGTCAAAAAATAACTTCAATAAGAAAGAAGAAACCACTAAATTTAAAAGTGACAGTACAGGAAAATTTTATATTGCATATTGCAGTAATAAAAAATGTTCACAGTATAATAAGAGTGATTTTTATGATAAGTTTGAGTTGAAGCAAGATAGTAGATGTTGCCAATCTAAATTAATGGCTAAAAAGAGATGAAAAATAATAGAGTAGAGGAAATAGTTAGAATGTTAAGATGGATAAAAGAAAATGGAGAAAGCTATTCTGGAGATCCTGTTAATGAAAATGATATGATTCTTTTTATAAAATTAGTAGAGCAATATTTTGAAATGGATTTAGAAAAAAAAATTATTGAAAGGTAAAGAATATGAAAAGAAAAAGAAATGGATTTTTTATATTAGGAACTTTGATTGTGTGTGTGGTACTTATATTAAAATTTGTTGATGTAGAGCAGATCCTAAAAGATAAGATACAAGAAAAAGTTGATTTAGAGGTTGAGCAGATTAGATACAAAGCAGATGCTTACAAAGATGAGGTTAAGCAAGAGATAGAGAAAGCTAAAAAAGATATTGAGAATAAGGTAGATAAGATTGATAATAAAGTAAAAGATATAGAAGATAAAATTAAAGATAAACTAAAGGCTTTTAAAATATGAAGTGTTGGCATTGTCAATCAAAGCTAATATGGGGTGGCGACCACTCTTTTGAAGATTATTGCTTAGAAGGAGACGGGGTTGTTACTAATTTATCTTGCTCAAAATGTGATGCAGAAGTATTAGTATATTTAGGTAAAAAAAGTGAAAATATATAAAGAATTAGGTTTTATTTACATAGTTGGTGGAAATAAATTTACATCAAAAAGGATAGCAGGGGAATATGCCAAACAAAAAAGCAAAGTACAGAAAACAAGAGAAGAAAAGAAAGAATTTAGCAATAAAGAAATATAAAAGAAGCAAAAAGAAATTGAGTAAGAAAAAATGAGTGGAGTGTGTTTATTCCTTAACCTACTTCAAATCCCACACTCTCAGGGTTTGATCTCCTAAATATGCTCCACTCTGAAAAGCAAGAATGTACAGAATGTAATAAGATTAAGCCTTATAAAGAATTTTATAGGATATATGGAGGTTACAGGATTAAAAAATGCAAGATATGTTATTCAAAAATAAGGAAAGCAGAACAACAAGAGAAGGCTAAAAGGAAGAAAGCATTTAAGTTATGGTAATGAATGTATTAAGTCTATTTAATGGAATGTCTACAGGGCATACTGCACTTGATAATGTAGGAATAAAAATAGGTAAGTATTATTCTTCTGAAATTAAACCTGCAGCAATAAAGCTAACTCAACACCACTATCCTGATACAATTCAAGTTGGAGATGTAACTAAATGGAAAGAATGGGATATTGATTGGAAGAACATAGATATGGTTTTAAGTGGTAGCCCTTGTCAAGATTTAAGTATAGCAGGTAAAAGAAAAGGACTAGAAGGTGAGAGGAGTGGTTTGTTCTTTGTGTTTGTAGATATATTAAATCACATAAAAGAACTAAATCCTAAAGTATTGTTTTTGCAAGAGAATGTTGGATCTGCACCTAAAAAAGATGTAGGTATAATGTCAAGAGAATTGGGCGTATATCCAGTTAGAATAAACTCATCTTTAGTTACTGCTCAATTAAGAGATAGATACTATTGGACTAATATAAGGACTGCACCAGATGGAATGTTTGGAGATATAGTAACAGATATACCACAACCTGAAGATAAAAAAATTATGTTTAAAGATATAGTGCAAGGTGGTGCAGTTAAAGTTGATAAGTCAGTATGTTTAGGTGAAAGAACAATAGCATCTGCAGGCTATAAAGATATGGAAAGTGATAAAGCACAAAAGTTCTTAAAAGAAAGAGAAAAAAAGTCTATGATGAGCTTAATATATAAAGATAAGCACACTTGCCTGATGGAACATTATCAAAAAGCATTTAATTTTGGGGAAAGAGATTCTAAAAGATGGCAAGATTATGCGAAAAAAAGAGTGCAAAACACAGGCACGACAACATTAATTGAAAAAGATGGTTTGGTTAGAATAGTTAATAAGGTAGAGATGTGTAGGCTACAAGGATTTCCTGATGATTGGTGTGATATGTTGACAGATGTTGAGGCAGGTAGTTTATTAGGAGATGGTTGGACTTTACCAATAATAGAACATATATTTAGTTTTATAAATGAAAGATAAATTAGAAATAAATCACAGACCTTACTCTAGAAATGCTATAGATAAATGGCATTGGGCTAAGAAACAAAGGCTTAAAAGAGAATATCAGTTTATGATTAGAAGTGAGATGAATGATAAACAGATTAAAGGAACTTGTGAAAAATGCAGGATTAGAATTACCTGTGGTGTTAAAAGGCAAATAGATATAGATAATCTATATGGTGGCTTAAAACAATTTATAGATGCTTTAGCACTAGAAAGATATATACATGATGACTCACCTAAGTGGTTAGATTTAGAAGTAAAACAAGAAAAATCAAAGGAATATAAGATTTTAGTAGAAAGAGTGATACTACCATAACTATACTAGGACTATGGCTAGACCTAAAAAATATGACATTGACACAAAGCAAGTAGAACAGTTAGCTTCCTATGGTTGTACTGTTAGAGAAGTTGCTAATTTTTTTGGTTGTAGTGAAGACTTAATTAAAAAGAGTTATTCCCAATTTATGACAAAAGGGAAAGATAGTGGAAAAATAAGATTAAGAAAACTACAATGGAATGCAGCAGAGAAAGGCAATGTGCCTATGTTAATTTGGCTAGGTAAACAAGTATTAGGGCAAACAGACAAACAAGAACTCACAGAAATCAAACCTATTGATGAAATAGTATTTGATGGCATCTAACCTAACATTACACAAAGAGGATTATTTTCCTCACCAATGGGAATTTATAAAAAGTGGCTTCATAGGCAAAAATAAAACTAAATCAATTGTGGCTATGGTAGCTGGAATGGGATCAGGAAAAACATGGAGTTTCCTCAGAAAAGCATTTTTAAATCACATTTCAAGAAAAAATAAAGATGGTATTAGTAATGGTTGGATTATATATCCTACCTACTCTTTAGCAGAAGAAGTATTTGTGCCACCATTTCTTGATATATTAAGAGATAAAGGTATTCCTTATGATTATAATGTATCTAAGCACACAATCAAGACAGCTTATGGTAATATAAAAATCTTCCAAATGGTTAAGCCTCAAGCTATTGTAGGTGTAAGTTTATCTTGGTGTGGATTTGATGAGTTTGATATATCTTCCCACAGATATTGTGAATTAGCATTTAATAAAGCTATTGGTAGAATGAGAGATTGCGAAAATCCTGAGATATTTATATGCACAACTCCTGAAGGAATGAAGTACACTTATACACTAATGGTAGAAAAAGCTGATAATAATAAATTTTTAGTTAGGGGAAAAACTCAAGATAATGTATA